ATCTTCGATGAATCGTGAGTACTCAAAGTGACGATCAACTGCGATTGTCAGCTCACCTTCTACGTTTGCTTGGATGTTAACAGCCGTGTCAGCAACCTTAGCGGAAGCAGCACCACGGATGGGCTTGGGTACATGGATTAAGTCACCCTTCTTACCTGTCATTGACATCTTCTTAACGAGAGGTGACATCTTCAGGTTCTTCTGGTATGCTGCGATTACTTCGTCGCTCCAGATTTCAGGGATGAATGTTGCTGCGGCTGTCTTATTGACAATGGAGCCGCCGCCTACTGTACCGGGATAAGTTTGAGTCGCCATGATAAATCTCCTTTAGATTAGGCTACTTGACCCTCCCGTCTGCGTATGCTTGAAAGATTTCTTCTGACAAAGCTGCGTAACGGTCGGGATCAGTCTTCATAAGTTTAATAATATCAGCACGACGATATATCTTCTTACGTTGAGTTTGACCTGTTCCTCGGGCGTTGCCTGTACTTGCAGATTTAACTTGTTGTTTACGGGCTTGCTTCTCAACTGCTACTGTCTGTTTCGCAACAGAAGCTCTCTCTTTCCAGAGGGAGAACAGTTCATCAGCGGCGTCGTAATCGAAAGCCTGATCTGCTTGTACAAACAATTGAGTCCTAATCTTAGAGCCTTTAATCCACTCAGCAAACTTAGCATCTTGGACAATGGTGTTCATGTCTGGATGCTTGCTTTGAAGTTGTGCCAAAGCTGTTTGTTTCTTGTATTGCTGGGTAGCTTGTTCAGCTTCCTTGATGCTAGGATGGTTCTCAATTGCCCTGCTAACTGCGGTCTTTGGATCAACAAAGAAGTCAGTATCGTCTTCTTCTTGCTGTTGTACAGGTGCTTGTTGCTGTGCGAGTTGTGTCTGGATGTGATCATCAACAACTTTGCGTAACTCACCTACCTCAGAGCTTTGTTTACCTAGGAGCTTTTCAGCCTCTTGGTGCATCTGAACAACCTCTTGCAAGGATTTGTTCTGATACTTCTCTGGAACGTCTTCTTGAGCTACCTCAGCTTCCTGAGACTCAATAACTTCCTGCTCTTCTGCAATGTTATCTACGCTGTTGTCTTCTTCTTCCGAACGCTCGTCTACGAGTTGTGCTCGTGCCATATTATTTCACCTTCTCCGCCTAACGGTTGTGGAGTTTATTTACGTCCAGACTGTTCATGTTCTCGTACCCACTTCATGTGCCGTCCGGGAAAGTCCCCAGATGCACCGTCGAGTACGCATGGCGTTGCTGAAACGACCCTTGTAGCGTTAGCGCCACAACCGCACCTACTGGTTGTAGTACCTTCTTCTACAAATTCTTCAAAGTAGTGACCATTAGTACACTTGAAATCGTATACCTTAATCATCTTCTGGATTGTTCTGTAAGTCTTCAAAGCTGTTAGTTGTAATAGCTTCAAAGTTAATTAGATGGGCTAATACGTTAAGTTGTCCTTTGCGGAAAAACATATCATCTACATCTTTTGTTGCTTCAACTGAGTTTATTATATTTGCATTACTTTTAAAATCTTCTAAGAGTTGTTTCCAACCTTCTGTGTTAAAGATGTCGAAGTAATTATTATAATATGTTTCTAATTCAGGTTTCATAGAGGCCCTTTGGTTGTCTCATTAGTTACTATATACTATATATTATACCACACTTTTACTCAAATGTCAAGCCTTTTTGGTATTTTTACCAGTCTTTCTTTTTTTGGCTGCGGCTTTCTTAGCCTTAGCTTTGCCTGCTTCTGTGTATGCGTACTTCTTTCCGTTTACCATTGGCATAGTAGCCTCCTAAGTTTTTAAGCTTTCGTGCATGTGTGCTTGTCTTTTACAAGCGTGACACTCACCGCAGGTTAGAAAACCTTCACCAACCTCAGTAGGTTTACGACATGACCAGTACATTTCCCTAAGAGGTTCAGGCATACTCATGTAGATACCCTTACTGCGCTCAACAGGTGTCTTAGTCATGTTATCAAACGGCGTAGCCCATACGGGTCTAAAGCGGCGACCAGTAGACATCGCTGACAGAATACCGTAGGCTTCTGCTGATTCTACTTTGCTCATGTTGTAGTCACCAGTATAGACTGCTGCCGATGAACGGCCTTCTCCGGTTGCTACACGCGACGCTTGGAAAAGATACAAAGCCATATCCCGCCCTCCGCAACCCTTAGCCATGTACGAGTACACCGACGAAGAAAACTCAAAGGGTCTTTGGTTGTCCTTCATGTACTGTATGCTGTTTAGGATTGCCTGTGCTTCAGCTTTGTAACGTCCTTCTTTGTTGTGTAAATGTATTGAGTGTACGTGTACATCATGCTCCGTGTGTTCTAACAAGTTCCAAAGTAAACTTACGCTGTCCATACCACCTGAGTACATAACAACAACTTTCTCGCTTGCGTTGCCCTTGAGATTGTTTTGCTTTAGACAGTACCCTATGGCTTCCTTAACCTTGGTTTCGTAGCTCATGTATTACCACTTCTCCTTGTTGGCCCAGTATGCCGCAGACATTTTGCCTTTGGCTATGTTTTTTGCGTGTCGTGCTTTGAATGACTTTTGACGAGCCGTAGGCTTTTTATCGCCTGAGACTCCCTGTTGTCCAAAACGTATCGTCTTAACCTTGTCGCCTTCCTTGGCTACAACTACGTGAGACTTTGTTGGGTGGCTAGGCGTTCTCTTCGGTTTGTTGAATCCTGCGACTCCTGCCCTTGCTAGGCGTGGATCCTTTGCTTTGCTCATTGAGGCTCTCCTCCAAACGGGCTACCTTCTCTTCTAGGTTCGACAGGCGGTTGAACTGGCCTTTGAACGCGTCGTTGACTTGGCTGATTAGGTTCTTGAGGTCTTGCTGGGTCATTAACATTTATCTTGGCCTCTGCTTCTTTGTCTTTAGTGATTGCTTGTGCGACCTTCAGGCGACGCTCAAACTCTTTGTCGTCTTGATCACCCGCTTGAAGGTTACGTGTAATAGCCTCAATGCGTTTGATCTCAACTTCTTGCGGCTCAAGCTGCGCTTCGACAGAGTACTTCTGTGCTCGTGCCTGCGACTCTTGTGCCTGTGCTGACAGTGCTGCCGTCTGCGACTGCTGTAACGCAAGCTGTGCTTGTTGTGCTTGCTGTGCCGCCTGTTGTGCTTCTGGGTTGGGCTGACTAGCTTGCTGCATAGCTCCGATAAGTTCTTCGCGGTTAGACAAGTTCATGTTGTCGATGATGCTTTGGATGAGGACTGGATAGATTGGACTATCCTGCTTCATGGTCTGCAACAACTGAACAAGCTGTGTGACCTCATACTCACGAGCAATGATGCCCAGCGTAGAGGTTGCGTTGAACTTGTAATCCTTCACGGGGTAGTTCTCAGGGTCAAACTGCATGTAACGATACGCAGCCTTCTTAACAAACGGAATCAGGAATGACTGCTGGAAATTTATTAGGGTGCGTTTATGGCGTTTAATGATAGCACCGAGAGACATAGAAATGCCAGCGGCAGTAGCTTCACCATTAACGTTGCCAGCGAGTCCCGCTGAATCAACTGCTCCAGTAGCTTGTTGTACCATTTGTTGAAGAGAGGCTGCTTGGGCGAACGTGATCTGGCCCACTTGACCAAAGTTGAACGGCTGTAAGACTTCACGAGGATCTCCATTAGTCAGAATTGTTTTGCCGGGACGTATCTCAGGCTTGGCCCCGCGTGGAAACTTAGTAGCATCAATGGCAAGCATTGGATGTATCGTCAAGCTCAAGGCGTCAATACGCGCACGTAGCTCAGTATCGAGAGCCTTCTGGCTGTTGTAACCTTTCTCACACACGCCACGACCCCAGAACATAGAAGGTACTACGTCCCACGGAAACGCCACTACGGGTCTGTCTTGCATCATGTAGGGGTTTGCTTCAGCTTTTAATAGGACACCGCCGTTAGCAATAACAACAACTGCCTCTACGTATCCTGCGTCACCTTCGATTTTCTCGTCGGTAGCTTCTTCTAACATGTGCTTAGGAACAAGACCATAGTACTTTGTTAGTCGAACTTTGTCGTCACTGTAGACTGTGATGTCTTGGTCAGGCTCAAGCTCTGTGTCAGAAGCCGCTGTGCCTACGTATACGTCCCTGTAGACGCCGTTCTCTTGTAACTGCTCTACGTGGTGGCTTCCAACAAACTCGTCCACAGCGACGCCCATAGCGTCCTCAATGGACGTTGCTACAGGATCGATCAAGAAGTTCTGTGGCATGACAGGCTTAA